CCTTTGCCAATGGAGGCACAGTGACTGGTCCCACTTTGGGCTTGATCGGCGAGGGGCGCTTTAACGAGGCGGTGGTGCCGTTGCCTGATGGCCGAAGCATCCCTGTTGACTTGGGGCAGGGCACCGGTAATAACATTGCCACTAACATTACAGTAAATGTAAGCAACGGCCAAGCGCAGTCTTCAATGTCTGGCAGCGGCGGCAATAAGCTTGGTCGCGAGCTTGATGCTGCAGTTAAGGATGTCATTCTGCGTGAAGTTCGCCCTGGCGGCATTATTTATTCGTCTCGTCGTTAAACATGCCTCAACCCACATTGTTCTCAGGGGCTACAGCGGCCAGTGGCATTTTTGAATATGGCACTGCCGTTAAGCGAAGTGTTCGCGTTCGGCGCGTGGTATTTGGCAATGGCTACGAGCAAGTGGCCCCTGATGGCATCAATTCTGATATTCGCTCATACGATTTACGCACTCGCCCTATTTCCAACACGCTGGCGCAACAAATTGATGATGCTTTTTCTAGCTTGAAGGGCGATTTTTTCTATGCGCAGTTCCCTCAAGACACTGCAGTGTACAAATATCGCCTTGAGCCCAATGATTGGACGTGGGAAGTGATTGGGCCAAATGGGAATGTAATATCGTTCACGGTGAGGCGAGTGTACGATTTTCGCTCTTGAGGCATTATGGCGATTAAAGATGATGTGCTACTTAGCTGGCACGATTCCATTGTTGAGCTATTTGAACTAGATCTCACGCCAATTACAACTGGAGTGGGCGCTAACAAGTTTTATTTCACGAATCAAACTGATTCATCTGGCAATAAATTGCGTTGGAAGGCCACGGGGTCTGGCGCAACGCTTGTCACTTATGAACCGTTGCCAATTGTTGCAGAAGGTTTTGATCGAGGCACGAAAGGGCAAATTCCGCGCCCCACAATGACCGTTGCAAATATCTTCAATACATTCACGGAAGCACTGGGCGAGCTCGATGATTTAGTGGGCGCCAAAGTTGTGCGCCGTCGAACGCTGGCTAAATATTTAGGCGGCATGCCAACGGCAGATCTCAATTCAGAATTTCCCACTGATATTTTCTTTATTGAGCGGAAAATTGCAGAGAACAATCAACTGGTGTCGTTTGAGCTTTCTAGTGCATTAGATCTGGAGGGGCTGGAGCTGCCCAAGCGTATCATCACTCAGAACTATTGCATTTGGGACTATCGAGGGGCTGAATGTGGCTATGCAGGTCCTCCGGTAGCGGGAGTGGATGATGGACCGCCAGTACCATCTGGCACCACGTCTTCGCACCCAGCAGTTGTTGCTTATGTAACAGCAAGTGCTGCACTAGGCAATAGCAGGCGTGATCTATCTAGAGCTCAAGCTGCATACAACATTGCATTGAATCGTCGAACAGTTGATTGTTCAACAACTGGTGGCGGCGATAGCCAATTTAACCTCGGAAGCGCGACAGCGCCGGGATTTGTTCCTATTGAGTGGAGCTTTGCATTGTGCAGTGGCAGTTCCACCAATCCGCTCATGATTATGTGGCGTGGTGCATTTAAGACGGCCGCTGACACAAATTATGTTGCAAGCACTACGCGGTTTTCGTCAACATTAAATAAGCCCATGTATGAAGTGAGGAAGCAATTGTCTGCCACTGTTAGTGGTACTCGCGTTATTGACCCGCTGGTGTGGGACGTGAGCAGTCGTTCTCGCGCCACATTTGCCTTTCAAGATGACAATGGCAACTGGCTGGCCGTATGGAGTGGACAGTACATTGCGAGTCTTCCAGATGCTTTTTCTGGACTTGGCGTGTCTTATAGCCGTGGAGGACAGCGTCTAACGGCGGCGACCAGCATTGGACCACTTCAATATGCAAAAGAACTAGATCCAGCCATTGCCTGCTCCACTGCAACAGCGGCTCTTGCAGTGGCTTCCGGCAGTCTTGTCACTGCCAGCGGCGCCTATGTGGCAGCCCAGGCGGCATTTGTTGCAGCTAGTGGAGCCTTAATTTCATCGGGCCTTTCTGCTGTGATTAGTGGTGCCGACATCTGCGGCAAGCGTGTTAGCAGTTGTCGCCTGCGCTTTCCAACATCGGCTCTACCATTTGGAGGCTTCCCAGGGGCCAATACACCACGATGATTAGCACTGAAAACAAAAGGCAAATTGTGGCACTTAGTCACTTGGCATTGCCTAATGAAGCCTGCGGCTTTGTTGTCGATGATGAAGTGGTGCAATGTGAAAACATTCACGAATCTCCGACTACTAATTTTCGCATTGCTGCGGAAGACTACATTGCTGCCGAGGAGAAAGGAACAATTAGGGCTGTATTTCATTCGCATGGCCCAGACCATCAGCCTCGTTTCTCGTCGCATGACGTAAGAGCTTGCAAACAAAGCGCCATTCCCTGGGTGCTGTATCACACAAAGACTGGCAGTTTTGTCTGGGCGGACCCCAGCGGCAACATGCCCTATCTGGAAAGGCAATGGGTGTATGGAATTAATGATTGTTATGGGCTGGTGCGTGATTTTTACCGACGTGAATTTGACATTGTTTTAGATAATTTTGAGCGTGGCGATGAATATGAGTGGGAGAGCCGTGACTGGCAAATGTTTGGCAAGAACTATTTAGACCAAGGCTTTTCGCCCGTCGAAAAGCCCACGCAGAAAGGGGACATATTGCTGATGCAGATTGGAGCCCCCTTCCCTAATCATGTGGGCGTTATGTCTGGTGATGGGATGTTGTTTTATCATCATTTAATGGATCGCCTTTCTGAAGCTTCAGTGTGGGGCGGATTTTGGGCAAGCTCCTGTTGTCAAGTATTGAGGCATCATCTTCTATGACTAGCAGCGAGCAATGGGTGGATGTGAAATTGATCGGAGAACTGGGCCGTCGTTTTGGTCGCAGTCATCGCTTTTTTGTTCGCCATCCACGAGACATCATTTCTGCATTGTCTAGACAGATTGAAGGATTCAAGGACTATCTGTCTACTGCCCACGAGAATGGCGTGGCGTTTCGTCTCATCACTGATGATCCCAAAGGCATTGGCTATGAGCATCTTGAGCTTTCCTGCAAGCGCCTAGTCATTGCCCCAGTGATTGCTGGTGCTGGTGGCCAAGGGTTTTCTATTGGACAGATTTTGCTTGGCGTGGCTCTTGTCGCATTGGCCTTCATTCCTGGCGTTGGCATTGCCGCCTCTGGGGCATTAGCTGGCAAGATGACAGCATTGGGCACCGTGCTGTTCTCCTTGGGTACAGGCTTGGTTCTTACGGGCATTTCCGGCTTGTTATCTCCTCAGGTGCAAACGCCAACAAGCGACACATCCAAGAAGGAAAGTTTCATTTTTGATCGCTCCGTGGAGCTCACCACACAGGGCTATCCCATTCCATTGGTGTACGGCCAATATCTGGTGACATCTCCTTTGTACGTGTCATCTGCCATCAGTACGGAGGCGATCAGTGTCTGATTCAGTATTTCTTGACGATGCTGAAGACAAGCGCAAGCTTGTCGCGCCATTAATTATTGAAGGCGCCAAGAAGGGAGGCGGTGGAGATTCCCCAGAAGAAGACCCCGACACACTGCGAAGCCGTGCTACGGCCAAGATCCTGGGAGCTTTATGCGAAGGGCCAGTAGAAGGCTTTGCCGTGAGCTCGGGGCAAAGTGTATTTCTTAATGACACGCCATTGCAAAGTCTTGATGGTTCTTCAAACTTTGGAACAGGCTTAAATGTCAATTTTAGACGTGGTACGCAAGATCAATCGTCCATTCCTGGGTTTGATGATGTACGAGTGGAGCAATCTGTTGGCGTAAAAGTGACAAAGCAAGGTGGTGCTACCAGTGTCACCACTGCGAGCAATTTATTCTCTCAAATTATTGTGCGAATTGGCGTAGCATCGCTTTTTCGCGTGGAAGATGATGGTGACATTAAGGGAACAAGTGTTGAATTTGTCATCAGAATTATTGACAACAATGGTACAACTATTGTCAATCAAACGCAAACTATTAGCGGCAAAGCTCGCGGTCCTGTTGATTTTGAATATCCCTTTAACGCTTCTGGCCAGGGTCCATGGGTGGTGCGAGTAACGCGAAACACTGACGATCCCCGTGATCTGAAATACAACAATGATTTGTATTTTAAGGCGGTGATTGGCGTGCTAGCCGAGTCGTTTCGCTATCCCAACACTGCGCTAGTTGGTCTAACAGTTAGCGCCGAAGCCTTTGATTCCATTCCCGAATTGTCCGTGGAGATGAAGGGACTCCAGATTAGAGTGCCAAGCAATTACAACCCTGCATCGCGCACATATTCGGGAATTTGGGATGGCACCTTTAGCGGGCGCCAGTATTCCAATAATCCCGTCTGGGTGTTTTATGACTTGCTGACTAACCGTAGATATGGTTGTGGTAATTTTGTTGAGCAAGACAACATTGACAAATTTGCTCTGTATGAAATTAGCAGATATTGTGATGAGCTTGTAAGCAATGGTCGGGGCGGTACAGAGCCACGCTTCACTTTTAATGGCGTCATCAATAACAGGGCTGAAGCCTATGAAGTGTTGAATGGCCTGGCATCATGCTTCCAGGGCATGATTTATTTTGCAAACGGCACAATTGTCGCCACTCAAGACAAACCTGGCCGAGCCGTTAAGCTCTTCAACTCTTCCAATGTCATCCAGGAGGTGGAGGAATCTGGACAGGTAACTGGTCCCCCTTTCACTTATGAAGGAACTGGTCGCAAAGCCAGGAAGACCGTAGCGCTTGTTTCCTGGAACGATCCTAGTGATCGTTACAGAGGAAAAATTGAATATGTGGAAGATCGAGGGGCTATTCAACAATATGGTTACCGCGAGATTTCAGTGAGAGGCTTTGGCTGCACATCCCAAGCACAAGCGCAACGCATTGGCCGCTGGACTTTGCTTACCAACCTCACGGAAAAGGAGACTGTCACGTTCAAGGTGAGCGCTCAAGGCTTCTTCTTAATGCCCGGTGATCTTGTTGACATTGCTGACAGTGATCGCAGCGGCGGCATTGCCGCCGGCATTTGCCCCACGGGCTCCACGACTACAAGGGTGGAGCTCGACCGGCAAGTGGTGTTGTCCGGTGGTACTAGCTACACGCTGCAGCTCATTGCTGCAAATGCAATGACGGTATATAGCGGCACCACGGCTTCTGGGGTGGCCCCAGCAAGCGAAGATCGGGCAGTTGCCACTACTGCTGGCACTCATACAGCTTTGACAGTTTCTAGTGCCTTTACTTCGGTGCCCACTATCGGCACGGCATGGTTCTTGCGTGCCAACACTGTCACCAAGAAGCGCTATCGCGTTATTTCATTGGCAGAGGACGACGGCATTGTCACCATCATTGCCGCAAGTCACAATGAAGATAAGTATTCCATTGTGGACAACAGCACTGCACTGGACACGATTCGACGCTCCGTGGCTAGCCTTACGGTTACGCCAAGGGTGAGTGCTGGCGGCATCGTCTTGGATGTGAGCTAATGGCCATTGAAGCGCGATGGGACTTTCCGGTTTACAGTCCGTATTCCATTCTCAATGTCATCTGCCCAGCAATTAGCTGGACGCAATTAATCAACCACCCATTGATTCGCGGCTTCAAAGTGGAGCTGTTCATCATTGAAGAAAACCGGATTATTGACGTTGGAGAGGTGAGGCAAGCATATGCAACCATTCCTTCTGACAACTACACAATCAGTTCATCGTATAAACTGAGGGTGGCTACAATTGGCACAGACAGTCGGCAATCCGCCTTCGTTGAAAGTGCTGCATTTGTCGCTTCTCCCTTGAGATTTGATTTTTCAGCCTCGGAGAATGTAAAACTTCCCGATGGAAGAGCGGTAGCATCTCAACGACTTTTATTCTTGCTGTTTTAATCAATGGCCCTCTTCGGACTGGACGCTGCCGGCAATACAGCTTATGTGCAAGCTGTGGGCGATGGAAGCAATAGCAATCCCTATTTGATGCAGCATGATGTGCTATCGCGGGACATCAAGAGCGCTTTTGTAGCGAGCACAAGCGGCGCAGACATTACCAGTGGTGTCACCAGCAAGAAATTGCGTGTGATGAATATGGTCATCACTGCCACATCTGGCTGCACTGTGCAAATTCAGAGTGGTGGTTCCACCAACCTCACTCCTGCATTCCCCATTGTTTCATCTGGCAGTTTAGTGCTGTCTAATCCGCTGGGCCTGTTTGAAAGTGCATTGAGCGAAAAGCTCAATGCCGTGGTGAGTAGTGGTGCTAATTATCAAGTGTTTGTCACCTATCGCGAGGTGTAAACATGACACGAATTATTGGCTCGTTAGACGGGCCGAATGGCCCGCTTGGCGGACGCCTGTACGTGAAACCATCCACTCCTTTTATTGGAGCGTCTGTCGATGGCATGTCGTTTCAAATCGAAAACGGCATGGTGGACATTGAACTGCCTGCCAATGTAGGGGGTACTGTTTGGCTGGCTGATTGGAAGGATCAATTTGATTGGTCTCCGGTTACTTACGTGGAGCAATGGCGAGTGCCGAAGACTGATACTGTTTCGCTGGATGAAGTAAGGAACTTTGGCGCAGGCAATCGCCAAGTGCGGGCCAATAAAACCGACATGCTTGATCTTGCTGTATGGAAGCAAGAAGCGCAAGCTGCAAAAGACAAGCTTGCCAACATTGAGCACGAAAAAGCCCGGCTTTTGCTGAAAGTAAGCAGCGCCGAAGGAAAGGCCGCTGCAGCGGCCGGACAAGTGGCATCGCTTAACTCGGAAATTGTACGGTTAAAGCAAAAACTGGTTGAAGCCGCTAGTCCCGTAGTAAAAACAGAAGAGCGCGTAATTGAACGCCAGGTTCTTCCTGAAGAAGCAAAGCAAAAACTTGCATTGGCCGTGCAAAAAGCCACGTTGTTGCAGCAGGAAGTAGACAGGCTTCAGATAGAACTCACTGAAAGGCTTTCGCTTGTCACGCATTTCACATCGCTTCACGAGGAGATTGATAGACTGACAAGAGAAAATCAAGAGCTTCAACTTCGCATCAATGAATTGAAGCAGCCCGTGCGCAATACATCTGCATTGCGCCGTGAGGCCATTGAAAATCTCGACCGACTTTTTGACGGTTAATGGAAAGCATCAACGTTACAGTCCGCGAAGGCGACAGTTTTGACGAACTGTATCTCGCTTTCCAAAAACCTGTTGGTACAGCGCGTAACTTTACGTCGTCTGAACTTTTAGCCCAGATCCGCACCACGTTTGGATCAAACAATGTGGTGACAACTTGGGGCATTACGAAGCTGCCCACTACGGGTCACCTTAAGCTTGCCCTCTCATCGTCTCAAACAGAAGCGCTTGGGCGCAATATTGGCCTTGGCTATACCGAGCGCGGCCTCACCTATGACGTGGGCCGTCAGGCTGCTGACCCTGGAGACGTAGGCAGTGTTTTTCTGTGGGACTTGAAGGAGCTGTTCTACATCGATGCTGGCAGTGGTATTGCCACTGTCACGTCTGGCACTGTGATTGACCCTGCTGTTGGTACAGTGCGCATGCGCGTGACAACAAGCGGCCGACATGGCCTTACATCACAAGATGTGGTGCGTATTGCAAGCACAAGCGTGAGTGGCTATAACGCCACTTACATTAATAATACTTTGAGTGTTATTTCTGATACTGTATTTGAAATTGTACCTGCAAGTGGTGGTACGCCTGTTTTCAGTTCTGTAGCCTCTGGCGGCACGCTTAATGTGCTGAAAGAGGATACGATTGTAATAGGCACGTTGCAGGTTATCCCTCGCATCACATCTATCTAAGGAACAATGCCTGACATTGAAGAAGGAAAACAGGTAGTAACAGTTGGCCGCTCTGAGCCGCTTGCTGCCGGTCAGGCCACAATGGCCAATTCGCTGCCAGTGGTTATTGCCAGCGATCAGACGCCCGTTCCCATCCTTGATAACCTGAGCAGCCCTTCGGAGGTGCATGATGACCTCCTGGGCAATCCTCGTGTTCAGACCAGTCTGCAGCTCTGGGATTCGACCAACATCCTCGCCATTGACCCTAAGGCTTGGAAGCTAACGGCGGACGACACTGGCACCCCGGATCATTCAACTGTCACCCACTTGCCGTCTGAAAGCGGCGCACAGTTGCTGATCAATACCAACGCTCCCAACGGCACCATTGCTCAAATGCAAAGCCGTCTGGTGTTCCCGTACCAGACTGGCCGCATCACTGACGTGAGCTTTGGCGTCAGCATGCTGAAAGACACCAACGCCACCATCGAAATGGGCATTTTCGATGGCAAGAACGGCTACATCATTCGCATTGTTGGCAATAGTTTGTTCTTCGTTCGCCGGACAAATTCTGGCGAAAGTCCGCAGAATCATGGAGCCCCTGTGGGCTCCACTGATTTCACCATTAGCAATAGCGCAAGCCTATATAACGGCCATCGTTATCGCCTGCTGCCTTCCGATCCGTCCGTGATGGAAGAAATTGTGCCGCGTGCATTTTTTAATGGTGACAAGCTGGATGGCACTGCTCCGAGCGTACATAGCTTGAGCCTTGCGAATGTGACGATGTATCGCATTCAAATGGGCTGGTATGGCGGTTCGGCTTGCAAACTGCAAGCCTTTGTCCCTGTCGACACCAACTTGCCTGCTGGTGCAACGGCTAAAAACTCCCGTTGGGTGACCATTCACCAGCTCAACACTTGCGACCGCATCCCGTTCCCAAGCCTGGGCAATCCCAACCTGCCTCTGACGTTTAAGGTGACGAAAGATGGCAGCCTGCCGCAAGCTGTCTATCTGAAGATTTATGGCACCAAGGCTGAGATTGACGGTGGCGATGCAAGCAAGTATGACATTTTCTCTCAGGCATCCACTCCCGCAACTGTCAATCCTGGCGTGCAGCGCCCGCTGCTGACCATCCGTTGCAAGGAAAACATCACCAATGCGGACGGCAATAGCAAGCTGAATATTATGCGAGTGGTGCCCCTGATGCTGAATTTCTCTGCATCGCATCGTGCCAAATTCAGCCTGATCAAGAACCCCGCAACGCTGGTGGTAAGCGGCAGCAGTATTGATCCCTCGACTAACACCACTGCATTCACGTCCACGGCCCAATTGTCGGCCATGGAATACAACACTGCAGCCACTGGTATTACAGGTGGTAGCACTGTTGCTACGTTCTTTGCTGGCGATGATGATGGTCAGAACATTGTCCTGAGTGAAGTGTTCCGCTACAACCGCGAATTTCTCACTCGTCCGATTTCCAACAGCGGCGGCACATCTGGCGACATCCTTACATTGGTTGCTGAAAGCATTGCTGACAGCGGCAACACTGTTACCGGCTCGCTCACTTGGGGCGAGCGTTGAGTTAAACCATGGCATATTATCAGCTTCCCCATGAAGTTGGGCAGAAACGGTATGTTGTAGCCAGTGGGGCTAATGCTGGCACTGTTTTACAGGAAGCTGGCCCTTTCCCTACTGGCCGCCAACCGCGTGCAAGTGGCATTCCGATTGTGCTGCCGCGTTTTAACGCAACGCTGCCAGTTGTCATTCACCAAGAAAAGCCAACAGAGATTCGCACTGATCTTCTTGGCAATCCACGGGCTGAGTACACACTCAGCCTTTTCAATTACACTGATGACTACGCATTTCGCGACGACATTTACGTTGCCGAAGTGCAGGGTCTGAATGAAATTGGAGAGAATGATAATGAAAGTGCCAAGTGGGCTCAGCTCCAAAATGTCGGAATCAACTACTCCCCCCTGCCCACTGGATACATCACACATGATCCAGCCAGGCAAGCCGTCAAGATCGAGCTTGCCAAAGCAGAAGGCGGTTTTCAGCGAGTGCGTATCAGCACACGAAAGCGATTTCGTTATCAAACCGGACGTGTCGTTCGCGCTTCAGTTTGCCTTCAGATGAGCCAGGCAAATCTGCCTGCCTGTGAAAAGACATGGGGTATTGGTGATTCGCTTGATGGTTTCTTCTTCAATATCAAAGCAGGTGGTGATGGGGATGATTTTCGCCTCATCCATCGCCGCTCTTCTGGTGATGGCCTGCCGAAGGAAATTGTTGTGCCTCGCAGTGCCTTCAACGGTGACAAGTTAGATGGTACTGGATCGAGCAATGCAGTGCTTGATCTGACTAAGAACTGTATGTACTTGGTTGAGTGGGGCTGGTATGGCGCCAGTTCTGCTCGCTTCTATGCCTTTGTCGTGGACGAGGCAACGGATATTCCTGACACGATCAGGGGCATTCCGCGTGGTCGTTGGGTGTTGATGCATGAAATGCTCATCCCCGATTCATTGTCCACCCCCAGCTTGGGCACACCTGTGCTGCCCTTCACCATTGAAATTACAAACAATGGCTATCTGGTGGAGCCCCAGTTCATCGTCAAGTATGGACTGAGCCTACAGATTGACGGAGGGGAAAGCGAAAAGGCTGAGATTTATGGAGCCGATGTGTCCGCTGGTCGGGACATTGGCCCTGTGCTGGGCGGCAACCAAGCCGCCCACTACTTCCCGTTGTTTGCTATTCGGGCCAAGGACTTTGCTCCTGGCGGACTGATCAACAGCTTGCAGGGTCTGCCCAAAACTCTTGACTTACTGAGCAATTATGCGACGGAGCTGGTTGTGCTTCGCGATCCTGTGTTTAGCAACATGGACGAGGCTGCGGGCCACTTCAATGGCACGCTACCGGAGGATGCTGATGGAGAATATGGGCTTGGAGAAGCGTTGCTGCAGGGCTATGACAATGATGGCGTGAGCATTATTCAGCTCACAACAGAGCAGCCTGACGTGTTGCCGTTGGCTGTCGAGGACGTTTATACGCTCACTGACATGGGCACCCTGGAAGGCAATTTCCTGATCAAGAAAGTAGTGGAAGGCAAAAAGCTTACCACTCTCTACATTGCTCCAAACAAAAGTGAGCACATTCAGCTCACTTCCATTTACGACTTGGTGCGTGAATCAATCACCACTGAATACGACAGCAAGTTTGATTTCCCGCCCAGTAACGAGAACATCAAAATCACCAACATTAGCGGTGGTGGCGTGCTGACGCTGGAACGGCGTCATACATTTGAAGTGGGATTTCGATTTGTTATTGGCACTACCACTTACTATGTGCGCACTGTTCCTGACGAATTTTCTCTCACATTGTCCACCTCGCGTGGAGGAGCTCTTTACAACAACTACAGCGCTGATGGCATCACCGCCGGCACGTTTGGCACTGGTTATTACGACTTGGTGATTACCAATGCAGTGGCGACAAGAGCTCGTCCAATTAGCCAGGGCATTGTGGTTTTTGCTGTGCGTCGCGTTGCCGATGGTCAACTAACTGGCACATTGACAGAGCAAAATGCACAATGGATGAGGGCATATAATTGCTCAACCACTAACACGTATAATGTGGTTAGCCCTGCCCCCGAAGTGAGGGCGTTCCTCAATTACGGGCTGCGATAAATGACAGTAGGAAGTTCAATCGTCAACTTGACGGCAAGCGGCCTGCCGACAGAGCAGGCTGATCAGGCCTTTGCCTTCTGTTTAGGCACGCAGATTCTGCAAAACCCGGCATCTTCGCCGAGGGTGGGCAAGCTGTCATTTAAGACCAGCCCCAGTCTTTTTGATGTGCCTGTTAGTGGCAACACAGTAGGCACCACTGCCATCGGCCTTGCCACTTCTACCAACATCTCTACGGTATCGGTGTGGTCGTCTGCTGCTGAAATCCGCGACAATGGGCAAACATACGGTATTTATGCCGTGAGCTTCGCTGAGGACGTAAGCACTGGCGGCAAGGTGAACGTGTGCGCCGCTGGGCAGTCGATTGCGACAGTGTGCAAAGCTCGCGCAGCGAGCGGCATTGATCTTGGTAACAATACTTTCACGTCCACTTCGCATGGTTATGCGGCGGGCGATGCAGTGGCAATTGTCAGCGGCACCATTCCCACCCCCCTGGCCACTGGCATCACTTATTACGTTATTCCATCTGGTAATAACAATTTTCTCCTCGCATCGTCTCGTGCTGAAGCCCTGGCTGGAGTTGGTAGTGCCATTGATCTAACCGTGGATCCGGGTGGTATCACTTACTTGGAAAGTGATGATGTATTTGACATCACTCGTTCCGGTCTCACTGGTGTTGTGAAAGTGAGCAGGAATGATGCAATCATTCACACGTATAGCGGCACTACTACTAGCACATTGCGGCCATTCTTTTGGACGAGGGAGAGCAGCAATAGCGCTACAATTCCAGTATTCAAGGCGATCAAAGTCAGCGGGGCTTCCTAATCCATGGCACAAAGCAAGCTAATTACGGATCTTGTTGCGCTTATAACGCCTAACAATGATGATATTTTCATCGTTGTCGATAATACAACCAACCCCTCGCTGTCGGTTACTAAAAAGATCAGCTATGCGAATCTGAAGGAAAGCCTTCAGGACATGATCAATTTGTTCGTGTCTGGTGGCACGGGCGTTAATGCAAGCTATAGCGATAGTGGTAATACGATTACGCTGAGCGTTGTTGCTGATACAACTACTCAGCGCATTATTTTTAGTTCTGGCGGTACTACTGTCGGCACCCGGCGTCAGCTTAATGCTATTCCTGGTGCGAATATTACATTTACCGCTGTTGATAATCCCAGCGACAACCGCGTCGACTGGACGATTCAAACCACGGCCGTGTCAACGGCCACCAGTCTGGCAGCAAGCGGCACCACGTTTAACGTGCTGTCAAGCGTAGATACGCTCGGCGATGGCACTCAAGCCTTGCGTGTTCGGACGCTGAAGGCTGGTAGCTCTAAGGCAGTATTGGCGTTTAGTGATGCAAACAATGCCATCACGTTTGATGTTGATCCGTCACAGATCGGTATCAACGATCTATCTATCACATCGCCCCTCGCATTGGCCCAGGGCGGCACGGCCTCTACGACGGCTTCTGGAGCCCGTGCAAGCCTTGGTGCAGCCAAGGCGGGCGTCAATAGTGACATCACTGCTCTCAGTGGCCTTACAACGCCTCTGTCGATTGGACAGGGCGGCACCAATGCCTCCACGGCTCAGCTCGCTCTACGCAACCTGCAGGGCCTGAAGTATCTGGAGAACGTGGCCACAGTCGGCGAAAGCTTGATTGTGA